CAAGTAAGAAATGATAGTAGTAGATTTACCAGACTGTCTTGGTAGTTTACATATAGTAAAACGATTACTATGAAACGTACCTATCATTTCCTTTTGAAAATCATAAAGATCAAAAGGAATAAGACCCTCATCTAGAGAAACAATTTTTATATAGTTTCTGATAAAATAGATAGGGTCTTTCATACATAAAGAAAACTCTTCTATTTGTTCCTTTGTCCATTCTTGTTGGACATTGGCTCTTTTCAATAGAGGGTTGCCGAGATAAACACCTTCACTCATTATGTTTACCTTTAATAAGTTTTTGTAATTCAGCAGTTGATCCTACGAACAATGCGTTAGTAACATTCTTAGGAGCAATATTTGGAACTTCTTTAAGTCTCTTCATCTTCTCTTGAAGATCACCCAGTTTTTCAGCAACTTCTGCTACTTGTTTGATAAGATTTCCCGCAACCTCATACCCCCTTGGGTGTTCGCCTTCCTTTGCGATTTCAAGTATTCCATCAATCGCAGTTGAACCTTTCTCAACCAAAGCATGAAAAGTATCTCTTTGAAGGTTATAATCTTTTTCAATCTCATCTTCTTCAATATTATTTTCAACTATTATTGGTAAAGTTTCAGACGTATCTTCATAGTTCAAAGGTTCTGTTTGTAATGTTTGAATATCACCAGCAACCCCAAGAGCTTTACTTAATTCTTTAAGGGGATCAGACATTATGTATCCACATCTGTACCTGTTACGGGATCATAGTTCTTTGCGTCCTCAAAGAATGAAGATGTTTCATTAAAACCAAAGTCATCACTTGCATCAGAATTATCAGGAGTTGGTGTTACTGTATACCTTTGTTCACGTTTAGGTGCTTGATCAGGCAAGTTACTATACTGATCAACTTGTACCGTTTTAATAACAGCCTGAGAGGTAACAGGACCATAGAGATAAAACTTTGCAGTGAAATCTAAGGTATAGATTATTGCTCGTCTAGATTCAAAATCTCCCTGATAATTATCCTCATATGCTACACTATTCAACACAATAGGAACATCTCTTTTAATTCCCATGTCTGCCATATCATTAATTGTAAGAGTATAGTCTGGTTGGAAGTATGGAAGAATTTGTTCAATAATCTGTAGAGAGTCATCAGATTCTTTAGCCATAACATATAACTGTATATTTAAATTATAAGGTACAGGCATATACTGAGTATCAAGACGATCATCATTTTTACCCTTAACTTTTTTAATTTTCTGTACTCTATTAAGTTTTCTGCCAGGATCGTATTGAAGATTTTGTATTTCAAAACCAATACGTGGAAGAGTAATAGCAACTGCCTTTGATAGATCAGCATCCTCATTCAACCGAGCAAGCCATTTCTGTCTTGGGCCATAAGCAAGAGGAACTTTCATTGATTGTTTTATATTACCATCATTGTCCTTACGAACAAGTTGAATATTATTAAAAGTTGTTCCAAAAGCAATAATAACTTTTCTTATGCTTTCGTGATAGAACTGAGTTCCTAACATTACGAATTACTCCCTACATCCCCAAATGGATTTGATTCACTAAAATCTAATACTGTATCGTCAGCAGAATCGAACAACTCATTTTGAGCTCCTTGAATACCTGATGAAGAACCGTCACCTATTATATAGGTTTCTTGGATTAAGTATTCTTTATTACCTGTATCTGCGTCATTCTCAAGAAGGAGAACACCAGCGGATGTTGTCATATCACTATCCTCATAAACTACAAGTTCATCTGTATCATTTTCGTGTATAATACGACCAGAATTGTCTTCCATATTTATAGCATTAACTACAGCACTTTCTGATTCCATTGTAAATTGGTATTCAGAAGTAGATGTTGATATTGCATCCTGTATCGCATCTATATCATCTATACCAGTATCAAGTTCTTCAGAAGCATAATCATACAGGCGGCATCTTAATTTGTATACTGGATTGTTATCTAACTGAAAGAAAGGCTCATCATGATCTACAAAATTAACTTGAAACATCTTTTTGAGTATAGGGTGATAAATTGCATCACCTTCATAAGGCCGATCCGAATCTGTTGCATCTGTCTCTGATATAATGTAGAAATCACTTCCTTCTAAATCTGTAGTTGTTTCAGCAAGTGTTCCGCTTTCTAATAGAATAGAACCACCTTCTTCTGCTGTGGTTCCATCAACGTCAATAGAAGTGCCAGACTCTATAGTGATTTGTTTTGTGAGCTCTTGAAATCTTATTTTGTTTACTACAAAGGTTGCTTCACTTAAATTCTGCAAACCAAACTGGTTCATTATCTCTCGTTCACCAGCAAAACCACCGTCTGCATTTTCCATATACATTTCTACTTTTGCAGCATCTTTAAATTTAGAAAGAGTGTCTCCACCAAGAATAGTGTCTTCTGCAACAATAGTACGATCCATGTAATAAACATCATGGCCGTATATTTGAATTGCTTCAGCAACTAAATTTGAATATAAACTTTGTTCTGTTGATATTGCAGCAACATTACTAGTATGAAAAAAAGAATTGACAGCCATTCTATTATCCTACCATATAACTAACTGGTAATTCAAATGTTAATTGAATTTGATCCTCTAGCTTTTGTTGCTCCTCTATTGCTTGTGAGTAAATTTGTTCACCGTTCATGGTAACACCACCCAGCATTGCAACACCATTAAACTTAGATAGGTTTGATCCCCATTGTTTTTTAATGAGAGCAGTTGTATACCTTTTAAGATATATATCATCATATATGTCAGTGTATGATGTTGGATCAACTTTACGATAACATTCTATAATTACATACTCAGTATCAGCAACTATTTTATTCTCCCAATCCATATCAATATAAAGACGGTTTTGGTGTTGATTAAAACGTATAGGAGTTTCGCCCACAAGAATATGTTCAAGGAAATCTAAATTCTGCATTTGTAACTGATAATTCATAACAGAGGTGGATGAAAAATCATAAAGATCATTCAGTCTCAGTTGATAACGAACATCAAATAGACTTCCACCACCACCAGTATCAGTTAATGGAAATACCCTTAGAACAGAAACAACAGCTTGTGGAACAGGAATCCAGTTATCACCTTCTTTCCATGTTGCAGTTACAGAAGTGTCTACTATATCAGTTGCTGTGGTTGATGTATTAGACCTTGCTCGTGTAATATCAGCTTCTGTTATTAGATGTTTTAGATACATCTTTTCAATACCATCATAATGATATTGTGCAAAGTATTGTAAGGATTCATCTATACGGTCATCTACTTGATCATCAGATACGTTAATATCGATAACCCCATCTCCAAGAGCTCTCAAGCAATAATTTTTTAGGGTTGCTTTTGTAGAAGGTATAGCCATAGAATAAACTCCTTTCTACATATTTATAAGAGTTACCAACTCAGATAGTAGGTACTTGGTAATTCAATCTCAGGCATTTCGAAACTGAAATCTTTTCTGGCTATGTTATTTCACCGTCCTGATGTAATCTAAAACATAACCAAATCGTTTGGGGTAGTCTCGTTCAGCTATCTTCTCAGCTTCTTCCATAGACGTTGCTTGGAACTCGAAATACTTTACCTCCTCGAAAGAGTCTAAGATGCCCATAGCATTGTTCCAATCTTCGCCGCCTCTGATAGTGTCACGAACCCGTTTATTATACACGCCAATTTCGTATAGCATTTAGCAAGTCCCTTCGATACACCGATTAATATAAATGATATACCCTGCACCACCAGCCAAAGCTAGGATAGCCATAAATTTAACAAACTCTCCTAGCCAGTAGAAACACTTCTTATAAAATTCATCACTCGCTTTCTCTTTAGCTCTCTTCTTCTTAGCGGCTTTAACCTTATCTACTTCAGCAGCATCTAAACGTAGTTGGCGTTCTGTCTTAATAGCTGCCCAAGTGCCTAAGCCGAACTTGTTGTCTATGTCGATTTCTAAGTTCCGAAGCTTAGTCGCATTATTCTTCTCTGTAAGAACATCCGTGACAACAGATGCTATGCTAGTATCACCTTCATTTTGCTTCGCTACGCCTTTATTTTTCTCAGCGCTGTCCGTATGGCTAAAGAGTTGCTCAATCGAGCCAGCTATATCCTTAATATCAGTGGCGGTCTCCAGTAGCTTTTTTGCGCCAGCAATAGCGAGTCCGATTGTAATAGGGTCCACTTACCTAGCCCTCGCCTGAGATACACCATCGCCACCGAAGGGGTTTTCTGCAAAGGCCATCCAAACGAACGTAGCGCCATTTGCGTTAAAGCCTGACGAAGATTGCCTGATCTTAAACCCGTTAGATAAGAAATCAATGCCCTGTGTGCCGGGTAAATTGGGCGCATCAAGAATGGCATTTTGGATGTAGCTGTCTGCATTATACAGTCCGTTACTTGTATCGAAAACACCCCAAGAACCTGTAGCAGACGCTTTCTTACAGATGATTAATTTAGGTCTAAATCCACAGTGATTAATAGGACCATTAGCACTGGCATTACCAACATAAGACCCCGCCTTAAAATAACCTACAACATCAGCAAAACAATACGCAACGTAAGTATCAGAACCACCAGAGTCGTTAACCCCTGTGTGTGTCCCAATACTGAACACAGAGGAAGTCGGTGCAGTGTCATTCCAAATAGTGTTAAGGTCAGCAGTTGCGGCACTCTCAAAAGTTAAATAGTCTGTCGCTGGAGCAGTTGTGTTCTTATTGTGATATATGAACCAATCCTGAGCGTCATTAGTTCTCTTCTTAACCCATATCACTGACGGAGCCGTACTTAAACCATGCCCAATCGTGGCGGCTGTTCCGCTTCCGGTGTAAGTTGAAATGCTAAACCCTGCGGCAGCATTAGCACTAGTCGCCGTTGTATTTATACTACCGCTTTCGTTTGAACTGCCTGTGCCATTAGCAGCCCAAGTCAGCATTGAATGTTTACCACCATCCTGATTGTACTCAGTGTCCGTCCCTAAAGTTACACCGCCTGTATCAAAGGACTTCAACCCCTGTGTATCAGTAGCTTCGACAAGATTGTTATCGGTAATTAAGAATTTAGTAGCCCCTCTGACATTATCAACGACTGACCGTTTAATTGCATCGGTGTCGTTGTCTATGAATATCGCTAAGTCAGGGTTCATAGCCGAGTTACCAGACAAGGTGATGGCGTTCTCTGCGCCTGTGCCTGTAAACACTTCGACTTGGCAATGGGCCGAGCCATCAACGATTGCAGGGGCCGGGAGGTTGGCTGTGCAGAGGGCTTTAAAGCCTGTTGGCGGTGCGTATTCAAAATCGCCAGACAGCTGACCGAAGTTTACCGTTATAATTGCGTCCCTATTAAGAGAGACAACAACATAATATTCGACAGCCGCCAAGCTCGTGTATGCCGCATTTGTGCCGTTGGCTGGATCGCCAGAGGCATACCAAGTATCATCATCTCCCCACCAGATTTTGCCATTATCCATATCGACGGCCATCTGAACAATACCACCAGTTGCCGCCGCTCCGTAAGATGCCCCAGTATCATTATTTAACTTATAGCCATTCGCCATATTAAGAGCAAAATCACCCGCCTCAAATCCCGGCGGATTTTCAGTGGCGTCAAATAAACAACCACTGTCTGTTGTTATAATGCCAAACTTTCTATGGTCTGATCCCGCTGCATCAATAGTGCATTCAAAATACCATTTGCCTGTCGTGGGAATAGCCATCGTTGAGCCTCTGGTGCCGGAAGTTGCCCCGGCAAGGGTTATCGTTAAATTACCATTAGACAAGGCAGGAGTAACATCAGCATCAGCGCCACGAAATAGAGGGGAAAGGGTTGGGAAATTGGCTACACCATTATCAACATCATCTGTCGGGCTATCAAGCATCTGGTCTGCGGCTGTAAGGCCGGTAGTTGTGTAGTCGTTCCCGTTGCCACTGGTATCGTCACCAAGTGCCGAATCAGTGGCCCCTTTTATATGGAAGCCGTTTGTGCCGTAACTTCCAGAATAATTAATAGGAACCCAAACACCGTTAGTATCAAGCTTGCCAAATGAAGTAGCTGCTAGGACTGTACCATCTACCAAGTGTGCATCAGCAATGTATCCGTCCCATTCCTCAGTGTTACCTTCGTTAGCACCAATCGTATGACGAACCGCTGAGTTAACGGTTAGGTTTTCGTCCTCTGCTGGATTAGTCTCTGTACCAAATGAAGTAATCTCTACGCCGTTAAGGTAGAACCTAACTCTGGATGCGGCTGTTGCGTTGGTTGTATCTACAGCAACGATTAGGTGATACCAAGCAGAGGGATCACGGAATACCTGAGTAGAGATAAAGTTACACGTTCCCATGTTCATTATGAGTTGGTTGGCAGCATTGATGGCAATGTCTTCACTAGCCCCTGCGTTAAACAGGTTCATGACGCTGGTTAGATTGCTACGCTTGAACCAGACAGAGTAAGTCCAAATCTGCAAGTTACCCGCTTCATCAGGGGTGCGGTGCATATATGCATCGTCATCGTCATTGAAGCGGATGGATTGGGGGATGAGATAGGCGGGAGCAGCAGCTGCCTTGCTTCCAAAACCTAAAACTTGATATCCAAAACTCATTATATTAATCCTTAAGAATCAGTTGCAGCAGATGTTGTAAATAATAACTTTAAACCTATGAGTCGAGCGTCACCTGACTGAGCGTCAGCAGAAATATCTCTATTAATTTGAAAGAAGCAACAATCTCCAACAGCAGGAGAACCAGCAATTGTAACCGCTCCACTTTCTACTGAAACCATTAAGTCGTTTGATGTTCCACTATGAGCAAGAGCAGTGGTTGCAACTAATGTACCAAATGCAGTATTAATACTGTCATCACTGGAAGCTGCAATACCACCTAATTGCCACGCAACTGTTCCTGTGTTAGTTCCTGTTACTGTCCAGAATGGTTGAAAGGTAACTGTGCCTTCATTCCACGATTTAGGAAATGCCACTGTAAATTGTGCAAATTCATCTGCCCCTGTTGCAAAATCTAATACTTTTAAATCAGGTCTTAATGCAGTTGTTTCTACTTGAGTTAAATCAGAACATGGATTAGTTGTACTTGGA